CCAGCTGCAACGGCAGCTCCAGGCCGCGCAGGGTGCCCCGGTGCTGAACACCCCGCCGGCACCCTGCGCGGCCTGGAGCTGCCGTTGCAGCTGGGCGTTTTGCCAGTCGATATTAAAATTCCCCATCGTGCCGCCTTCGACACCGGCACCGTAGGGCGAGCTGTTGAGCCCACGCGCGGCGAGTGCGGCCCGAGACTGCTGGCTGACCTGCCCGGCAGTCCGGTCGTACAGCGCGTTCTGTGGGTCGAACCCGGTCTGTAGGAGTTGGTTGCCCCACGGCATGAACGATTGTCCGGCGTTGATTAACCCACCGCCGACACCGTAAGCGTTCGCCGCTGCGCCTGCACCGTATTGCGCGCCCTGCTGTGCGCCCTGCATCCACTGCGGCAGCCCGGGGTTGTTTACCCCCATGCCCGAGACAGCACCCTGCGCCTGCGGCAAGAGCTGCGGCCACTGGTTATATTGCGAGAGCCCGGGGATGCCCGAGACGAAGCTGCCGGCAGCGTTGACGCCGCCTTGGCCGTTGACATAGGGCGCGTCCCACGGGTTTTGCGCGGGCTGCACGCTGCTGGCGGTGGGCGCGGTGTTGCCACTGCCCCCGAAGAGGCTGGAGAGTGACCCAACGGCGCCGACGCCTGCGCTTACCAGCCCGAGCGTGCCGCCCATGATGTCACCCTAGATGCTTGGCCCAAACTATGTCTTGAACTTCGTAGCGTAACCGCTTGAAGATAACACCGATCCCACCCCTGTCGCGAGCAAAATGTTGCTTCTCGCTGATGAACAGGCGGGACACCTTAAGCTCCCGGCAGTAGCGCTCCGTCTCCGTCATCAGCTTCACCCCGAGCCAGCCAGCCCGATAGAGCGGGTCGAGCCAGTACATGTCCACCTGGGCCTGCAGCGTGCCGGCGTAGTGAAGCCCGGGACCGACAATGAGGAAGAGATACCCGACGAGCATGCCGTTGTCGCGCACCGTGAGGATGCGCAGATTGCCGTCGAAGTCTAGGGCGGAGTATTTTTCCCAATCGGGATCGAGCGCGATGCGATCCTTGTGCGTCGCAAGCTCGTCGTAATGCTTTTTGAAAAGTGGTGGGAGTTCCTTGGCTAAAGACCAAAGGCGCTCCCACTGTAGCTCAGGCGTTCCGAGGTCCGATAGATTTGACGGAGGGTCCGTTGGACCCTGATCGGGTAGGCTCATCGTTCACGCTCCCGGCGTTTGATGGCACTTTCGTGCTCGCATCAGACGCCGAAGCGGAACGATCCGTCAAGCCTTCAAGCAGGTTGGTTGACTTTACCTTGGTTGACACGAGCGTTCTCCGCGGTTTGCTGCGCACTCATTGACGCGGTCGTGTTTACCACATCCCCGGTCTTGGGTTCAAACCCGGATGGCCGCTGCGCGTCGCCGGTGTCGCCCGGAGGCTGCCCGCGGCGCGGGTCGTCTTCCGGCTTACCCTCATCGGGGCGCATCGGGCCATCCGAGAGCCGGGCACCACCAAACGGGTTGGGCTTGGTAGGCTCGCGGTCGGAGTTGTCTTCCGGCACGTCCATGCGCGCGAGGGTCTTGGTAAGCTCATCGGGCTCGCGCGGGGCGTTCTCGGGATCGCCCTGGTAGCTGTGGCGCTCGTCTTCCCAGGCAGCCACATCCTCTTTGGCCTTCTGGATGCGCTCGATATCGCGAGCGTTGCGGGCTTCGTTCTCGGACCCATCGGAAGCCTCGGGCTGCGGCCGGTACTCAGTTGAGAGTAGCGCACCGCCGCGCTGAAAGGTCAGCACGACATCGTCGGCGCCATCCTTGCCGATCAGGATCAGCTGGGCGCGGGACGTGTCGGCTTCGAGCACGTTGAAGAAAAGGTCCACAGTCGGCGCGTCGTCGTCATCCGTGGTCTTGATACGGACGGTCTGCTGGGCGATCGAAAAGGGGAGCTTGGACATGGCCTCAGTCTCCTGTGGAAAAACCCCGGGTGTCTATAAGACGCCCGGGGCTTTCGAAAGTTCCAGCGCCTTATTTTAGTGCTTCGACAACCATGCCGTTCGCGGTGACTTCGTTCGCCGCACCGCCGGCCGACTGGCCAGTGCACTTGACCAGCACCGCTGCAGTCAGCGTCTCGGCAGCGTCGGCACCGATCGTGGTGGGCGTCGCGTTGTAGATGCCGAACCCGGTGTAGCCCTGCGTGGTTGCGGTCTTGCGGGTCACCACCTGCGTGAGCTGCCAATAGCCGCCGGCCGAAGCCGATGCAGTCACGACAGTGGCGCCGAAGTAGAGCCGAGCAGTCTTGACACCCGAGCCTGCACCAGCGCCCCAGCAGGTAACCCGGAGGCTGTCGCCACCAGCTGCAAGGAGGTTGGGCGCGACGGTGTACTGTTGGAGGGTCACTTCGGCGGTAGTCGCCGTGGTGCCCGCGGTCAGAGTGGAAGCGCTGATCTTGCCGGTGGCGCCGTTGAACGCCGTGATCAGCTGGTTAAGGAAGGCCTGGACATCCGCGGCCGGCACAGGGCCGACGATCAGAGGAACGTTGGCGCCGAACGCGATAGCGCCAGCGCAAACCACCGCGGCGAGAGAAGCTGCAAGTCGCTTAAACATGGTGATCTCCTAGCTGGGCTATGTTCGTAGCCGGGTTGAAGGATAGGGCCTAGTTCCTTGTTCGTCTAGAGCTTTATCATTTTGATCACGAGGATGGCAGGCGTGAACAGCAGAAAGGCTGCGTCCGAGCCCCCGGAGGTCACCGAGCCCGTAATCGAGATGCTTGCGAACCCCACAGACGTGTTGAGGGGCTGCCCGGGCGTGCCAAACGACGCGCCCGAGCCAATAATGGGCGCCCCTGAAATCCCCGCACTGCTATCGTGCGTGTGGCCGGCGTCAGTCGCCCCGAGGGTGTTTGGCAGCGTGTAGCTCGGCATGTTGGCCTGCACGAGCGTGACGCTCTGCTGGCCGCACACCCCGCCGAGCGCCCCAGCACCGCAGGCGCTGCTACGGCCTGTCGCACTGTCGATCGCCGTGGTGTTGCGGCCGCGGAGGTCGGGGATGCCGAATGTGTTCGTCCCATCCCCCACACCGTAATAGGTGCCGTAGATGCTAAACAGCGCAGAGTAAGCCACGCGCGGCAGGGTCGTGCCGTCAGCAATCACGTAGCCCGGAGGGACCGCCGTGCCGGTGTAATCGACCACCTGCCCAACAAGGTCGAACCTGTTCTGAATAATCCAGCGGGTGCCGTCGTACTGGACAGTGACCAGATTGCTGATCGTAAGCTCACCGCCCACAGCCGGCGCTAAGCCAGCTTGTGTATTGCGGTAGACGGCGACCGCCCCGCTGCCATCTACATTGAGCGTCACCGCTGTGAGGTTCGTCACGCTCGGCTTGAACGTGACCGTCCGCCCGGCCGAGAGCGTGAAGCCTGTTGGCGTGAGCGACGTCACACTCTGCGAGGCTGCGCTGCCCCCGCCAGTGCCGTTGTAGCTCGCCGAGCCGCCCTGTGACGGGCTGATCGGTGTCGTCAGCCCCAACAGCGCCGTGATGTCGTTGTTCACCCCCGCGGCAGCTGCCTGCGTGAAGCAAGTCACCAGCGCGTTGTAGTTCGCCATGACTTGCGTAGCGTCAGCTGTGGTGTTGTTCTGCAGCTGGAACGGCAGCGTGCAGGTGATACCCGCGTTGACAATCCGCACCCCATAGGCACCTGCGAGAAGCGCGGCAGCTGCGAGGCAGGCTAGAAATTTCTTCATGCTGTCACCGGATAAGGTAGGAGGTAGCCGAGCATCTCGTAGCGGAAGTGGACGCGCCCCACACGGATGCCCTGCCCGCATTGGCCGACTGCAACAAACGCCATGCGCTGAAAGACAATCGGCTGTGTCCAAAACATCTGCCGCGGCTGTAGCGCGCTTGCAGCGCCAAGCCAAGAGGCTTGACCCCACTGGAAGTTACCCCACAGCGTCGCCGCGCCCGGCTGTGGGATCGTGACTTGGTCGAGCACGAGCCCGTCTTGGTCCTGCACGAGACAGCTCACCGCCCCGGCCGCGGCCGTGAGCGCGGTGTAGAACGTCGTCTCAATCATCGCGTTCTGACACATCTGATCGGTGTCAGGCAGCATCGCAGTTTGAAAGCGCCACGTCAGCTGCACGTCGTTCTCGACGTAGGTGCTGGTCGACACCTGCGCGGCATCGGACTGCCACAGCGACGCCAGCACGCCAATCGGCGTCTTAATGAACGTGTTATTGTAGGGCTGGATCAGCGACGCCGCGAAGGTGTGCGGGCCGGTCCAAATTCCTCGAGCGAAGTTGTAGAAATATTCTTCCTGCGGCGTGCCCGGGGCGAACCCGTTCTGCACGCTCGCGCGCATCGTGTTGCCGCCGGCGGTCGCGCACGCGCGTGTAGGCTCGACGGCATAGCTGAACGGCATGGTCACGCCAGTGCCAGCAATGCCGATCGGGTCGGACACGTGGCCGCTGGTGTCGATCAGCCGGAAGCCCTCGGGGGACATGAACATCATGCCCTGCGGCACCGAGCACACCGTCAGCGGAGCGAACGTGCCCGTAGTGACGTTCAGCGCGTTGCGCGTGAGCGGGTTGTTCGCCAGCGCGGGATCGCCTGCGAGCTGATAGATATTCGACACGCCCTTGAACACATAGAGCGCCTGCACGATGCCGCCGAGCTGGTTATTCAGCCCCATCTTGCCAAACGCAGTGAGTGCTACGCGGTCATCGAACGTAATCACGTTGTTTACGATAAGCGTCGATACCGTGAAGTTCGTCGGGTCCAGAATATCACTGAACATAACCGCCGGCTGGTCACCGTTTGGTGGGACAATCATCCAGTAGGCGCGATCACCAAACGAGGCCACACTGATCGGCGCCGCATTAAATTCATCAGTAACAAGGGGCGGTGCAGGATCAGCCTGCGGTGTAGTCAGCGTCATACTCTGCGCAGTCCACACGGGTATGGCGGGGTCGCTGATATCGAGGAAGCCCGCTAGGTTACCTACCGTCTGATAGCCCGCATGCGCGAACAGCACGAAGGCTCCAACTGTGTCAATGATCGGCGGCTGCCACAGCCCCGTCACCGGCGGACTAAGCGGCAGCGTCGTCGCGTCTAGCGTGCCCGTGATCGTCACGAAGGCGTCCGCTGCGATGTCGTAGCAAAACGGCTCGTCGCGCCCGAGTTCTGTCGTGGAGGCAACCATGCCATAGACGCGATTACCGACGACCTTCATGCATGAAATGAAGCCCGCTCCAGGGATCCCACCAAAACCTGGTCGACACTGGAAAGGATTGCGCGTCGTGGGGTCGGGGATCAGGTTCGTAAGCGCCGCCATCGAACCCGCACCGAGGTCGGTGCTATCGAGCGCGTCGCAGACTGTCGACGGGGAGAAGCCGAGTGGCTTTGAGTTACGGAGCGCCACGGGTCACCACCCGATTTGCTTCGTGTTCTTAAGCGCCGCGGTGTTCTGTCCGAAGAACTTCCGATCGAGCAACACGCGCTTGGGCGCGGTCTCGGGATCGTCCTTCATGTTCAAGTAGCCCTTGAGCTGGGCAAGCGCCTTGGCCTGGAAGCTGTCCGCGCGATCGTCACCAGCGAACGGCATCATCTCGGCAGCAAGCCGAGTGATCAGGTAGGACGAAGCCGGCATCCACGGCGTCGCGCTCGTGTCGGTGATGTCGGGCTGGCGCGAGTTGTAGCGGATGGTGCAGGGATAGGCACCCGACGCCGGTGGCCACACATACAGCCCCGGGTCTTGGTCTGCGACCGCGGTCACGTCGACATAGGCGAGATAGGGGTAGGACTGCAGGCCTGCCTGCTGCACGAACGTATCGAATTCTTCCTGCTTCACGCCGATCAGCGTGTAGGGGACATTCGAGATATAATAGAACGAACCGTTACGGTGCAGCCGGATGAAATCGTCCGGCATGACGTTCGGGCCGCTCGCAACGGAGTAGCCGTTGCCTACAGCGCTCGTGTTGAAATTGAAATAGGCCGATTTGCGGATGACTTCGAAGTCGTAGTTCTGTGACAGCTCCAACAAGATCGTGTTCAGCATGACTAGTGCCTGGGCTGTGTACCCAGGCACTTTCGCAATCTGACACGCCATCTGGATGATTTGGGCAGCGGTCACTTTTTCTCCTGTAACTCCGCAGGCAGTGGCAGCCCGGCCTTCCCGTACGCCTTCTTTAAGTCGTCCTTGGCCATCTGCGCGCGCCGCTTGGCCTCTTCGGCATTCGCAACTGCCTGTGCGCGCTGCGTCTGTTCCTGCGCGGACAAAGTCACTTCACCGCGCTTGCCCTTGTTCTGCCAATCGAGAGCCTTGTTCTGCTCTACGATGTGCATCCGGTTGTGATGGTCGATCGCGATGCGCTCCTGCTGTTCGGCTTCGCGCGTCATAACGTCAATCATCTGGAACCAGTATTGACGCTCGCCAACCGCCCGGATTTTATCAACGATCGTGTCGATAGCCTCCTGCGTGTCCGTCTGCGCCACGTGGGTCTGAAACGTCAGGCCCTTCTTCCCCGGCAGCTCCAACTGGTAGGTGATACCGATTGCCGGGATTTCTTCCGCCACCACAGAAGTCTCTTTCATTACTGCCTCACAAGGTCTTCCGCAGGGGTGCTCACGTCATGAGCGTTAAGGGTCATATTCCGAGGACGCCTGCGATCGTGCTCGGATTTTCCGTTGATCTCGCGTTCGTGCTTGAACGTCTGCTGCATCATGTGCATCACGACGATCGCCTGCGACGCGGGGAAGGTGTACGTCATGCCCTGCTGATACACAACGCCATCGATCCTGATCTCGTTGGCGAACTCGGCAAGGTCGATCGTGACCGTCACCTGGGGCTCGGCAAGACCAAGCTCGCGAGCCTTTTTGAGCGCCAGCGCGGCCTTGTATTCGATCTTGGCCAGCGCCTTGCGCTCGGCAAGCGCATCAGCTTCGACTTCAAGCTCAATTGCTGCCTTCTCGTCAGCAGTCAGCAGCGCATCATAGTCGAGCTTGGGATCGTACTTCGCCGGTCCCTTCGGAGTGGTCTTAGCCATTGTGTTTCTCACCAATTGTTAGAGTTCTTCAAAGCCGCGCTCCGATATCTACGCAAACATCAACTGTGCGTCCAACCTCCACCGTTAGCAATCGAATAAGCGGAAACGACAACCGGCCAGCCCACGCCATCGAAAGCGACATAGTCGCCCGGCTGAACCAGAATAAACCCGCGACGCCCGGGAAACTGCAGGCGCCCGTTTTGCGCGAACGCGCCAGGGATGCGCATGCCCACGGCGTTCTGTATTTTGATGTTGTTGTTGATCTGCGCGATGTCTGCCGCAGCTGATGCCGGGTTCCATGCAAGCGCGTTGAGCGTGGTGGTCGCGTTCGTGCCGAGCGTAACAAGAGCCATCATTGCCTCCCGAATGGCCCCCGGGGAGTATCCCCGGGGGAAGGCTGATCAAAGCGATTAGCCGAAGGTCGAGCTAAATGCGCTGGTGCTTTCGACGCGCATGAAGAACTGGTTATTTTCGATCAGGGTGCCGTAGAAGCATTTCCAACCGACGATGCGCAGCTGGTTCAGCGGATCGGACTTGTCGGCGTCCGTCAGGTAAGTAAACTCGGCGTCCGACAGCATGACCTGACCGTAGGCGCCGCGCCCGAAGATATAGTTCGGGTAAACGGTAATGCCCGTGGTCGGAGCTGCCGGCGGCTGCTGCGCGGTGCCAAGCCCGGTGATCACAACGGTGGCTCCCGGGGCGATCTGGACTGCCTGACCTTGCAGCGGACCAGTGGTCGGACCGGAAGTCGAGAGCCCAAGGCTGGACCCAACCATCGAAGCCGAGGTCGATACGTAGACGTTGTAGGTGAAGCCAGTCGTCACCGGAACGGTGACTTGGATCGAGCCGTTCGGGCCGGTCACGCTGATCGAGTTGCTGATCTGCAAGACTTGGCTTTCGAACTGGTTCTGCGTGTCGGAGCCGGTGACCTGAATGAAGTACGACGCGGTCGCAAGCGCGCCGGCCGAACCCGCGGTACCCTGTACAGCCGCAACACCAGTCCAGCTCGGGACCATGTTCGACTGCACGAAGCGAATGCCGTTCCACTCGCCTGCCTCAAAGTTATAGAGGCGGTTGATGTCCGAGTAGGACCACGCGGTCTGCACCGTGCTGTTCTGTCGGAAGTCGGCCATCGGGAACGGATGCATCACACTGACGTAGTGAGGCATGGCCCGTGGGTTGCTCGACGCCTTGGCGCCACCGGCGTCGGCTTCGAGCTTCATATCGGTCATCTCGTCGCCGTTATAGCGCGGTGCCCCGAGCGTGTAGAGCTGCGCGTAGGCGCGGGTGATCTCGAAGGGGTTGATGACGTCACCCGCCTGCAGGGCAGCGCGGGAGCCTCGGGAGTTCACGTAGTTGATCTGCGTGCCCGAGTTCAGAGTGTTGAAGGTGTTGCGTTCGAGCGTCTCGCCGATCTGCAGGCCGATCAGCTCAATCGCCTTCTGAAAGAGCGGATGGTAGATGGTCAGCTCGGCGACGTCAGTGATCGTGATCTTGTCGCCCCACTGTTGGACGACAGCCGAGACCTGCTGGATCGACATCGTCTCGCCGATCGGCGGGACGCCTTCGGAGAGCGGTGCGAACGGGAGCGGGACACGCAGGTAGCGGGTCGCGGTGTAGGTGGTGCCGCGGCCCTTGGGGAGCCGAAGTGGGTCACCGAAGCGGTAGACGACAAGCTGGCGTCGAGCTAACGGAAGCGTCTCTTCCGCGATGTAATTTACGATGTCGGCGGTAAAGCCGGACGCCAGATTGGTCGCCATGTAGCCCTCTCCTGTGCTAAGATCGGACTACAGCCCGATCAGAAAGTCAGTTTCTCCAAGCGCTTTCGGCGAGCTTCGCTTTCGTTGACTTGCCGGCCGCGCTGGTTCGTCACGGCGCCGCGGCCATTAGCCGGGCGGGTACTCTCGCGCTCGACGCGCTCTTGACCTTCCTTACGGAGCTTGCCGCCGCGCTTTTCCGCGTCTGCCAGCATCCGCTCGCCGAGCTTATATTTCATGATGGTCTCCCTATCGGCTGGCGTTCCTGCCTGCAGCAAGCGCTGAAACTCCGCTTCTACGACTGGCTGCATCTTCCGGTACACCGGGTTGACCGCAGCCTTGGCATTGAAGCTCGCAGCATCTTGGCTAACCGCAATCTCGCGCCGTAGGTTGGCCTCCCTTGCCTGTGCGATCCGCTCCGACTTGTGGAGCTTGTAATCCATCCGTTCTTCGGGGGACATGAGCTGCAACCGTGCAGTCTCCTGTTCCTCCGTCAGCTGCTGGTTCCGCTGCATGTCTGCGGTGCGGAACCGCTGTAATTCTGCCTCTAGTGCGTCGGCCCGGGCCTTGTGCTCGGCGCGCTCGGTAGCGAGCCGCTGAACCCGGTTCTCACGCCGGCTTGGCTGGCGGCGCTCTTGCTCGCCGTCATCATCACCAGCGTCGACATCTAGCTCGCCTTGTTCCCCATCCCCTTCTTCCCCGCCAAGCTGCTCGGTGTCGCCTGAAAGGTCTGTCTCCCCTTCGTCGCCATCCTCCTCCCCGCCGGCGTCGTCGTTTTGCCCGGGGTCGTTCGCGGTCTGGCGTTTACGGAGTTCTTCCTGGTCATCTGCGATTTCCTTCGGCATGTTCACTCTCTCCAGCAGATTACGTCTGCAAAACGAGCAACGCCTTCCGGGCGTCAATCGGGTCAGTGACTTACGGCCACCAGTCGATAGCGCACTTTAAGCGGGAGCCGTGGCCAATGTCAATTAGCCACGGTTCCGATAGAACGGGCCACTAAACGTAGCATCGTCAAGCTCCGCGGTCGTAAGATCGCGGTGCCCTCTTCAAGCCTTCTGCGCCTTAAGCGCCGCACCAGCAGCTTGTAGTTGATCGCCGATATCGTGCATGTGGCCGGCAATCACAGTCAGCGCGTTGGCTGCAGTGACCTTGCCTTGCGCAATTTCGCCTGCGAACTCCACAAGTTCTTTTGCGATCGGCACGAACGGCTGGATCATGCGCGCCTGCGGGACGAACGCCGAAATCATGTTGAGAACGTTCGAGCCGATGTCAATGAAACCATTGATCTTCTGCACGTCGATCTGAAAGCCGGGCGCGGCGGGTACCGGCACGGGCGTCGGGGTCGGTTGAGTAGACACGGGGGGCTCCTGGGGTTGCGCCGGCACATTGACCGGCGTTGGGACTACGGGCGGCGTGGGCTGCACAGGCGTCGGCGCCTTCGGCTCGTCGGCCACGCCTTCAGGCGTCTCGCGCTCGATTTGAATGCTGGGGTCTAGGTCCATCAGCGCGGCAAGCACGGCGGCGCAGCCTAGCTGTCTGTCCACCGCCGAGCCGCTCCATACGCCATCGGCGACATACTTGCCCCCGGGTCCGGCCGGCGGGTCGTAAGTATTGGTACCCGCCCACACGTAGGCAGAGGGACGGCCATGGTTGTAATAGCCCCAGCCGTTGAAGCTCTCCCACCAGTACAGCGCCTTCTCAAGTCGCCAGTCGACAACCTTGTTCAGCTTGTGATCTTCAAGCGCGACGATCGCCGCGCGCTCCCAAGCATCGTCACCGTAGTAAGGGCCTTGGCCCTTCGGGACGTTGGTGCTTACGCGGTTGAGCGGGTCGCCCTGCGCGAGCTGTGTCGAGAAGTCAGCGTCGCTCTCGCGGTTATGCGTGCAGGCGATCCACCACCACGGCACGCCCGTCTTGGCCTCAACAGACTGATACTGCGCCTTGTGCGCCAGCAGCTTCTTAGCCGCAGCAGCAGCTTCGGCAGGACGCGTGAATTTGATGCTATCGAGTTCTTGCGAGTAGGTTGGCCAGATTGATTTGTATGTCGGCGCGCTCATGATGCACCTATAGCTTCTTGGGCGGTGGGAGTGTCCATGACTTTTTCGTTTGTGGCGAGGGCGCCACTGTTGGCGACTGCCTGCGTCGTCACAATCGCCTTCACTTCGGGCTGCGAAGCTGCGGCGCTGATTATATTCGTCTTGTTGTGACTGAACAGACCCTTCACCAAGGTAGCCACCGACGACACTGCGCCAAACGCCGCGATCCAGAAATCCGGCCGCGTCGCTAAATCCATGAGCTGCTTCACCTGATCGTCCGTCAAGCGCAAGCGTGCAACAAAGTAGCCCAACAATCCAGCGCCACCGAAGTTGAACAACCAACGGAACGCACCTGCGGTTTGTTGCGGGGTAACCTCAAACCCGGAGATTTTCATCGCATGATTTCCTGTATCCGCAGGGACGTCTGTACTGAGTTCGGGTTCCACTTCACTGACGTCAGCGTGGGGGTCTTGACCGCAACTGCGTAAGTCGTGAGCGACGTTGTGTTAGGGAAATCCTGCGCCATCATCGTGACGGGCGCGTAGATGTCCACCCCGTCTACTGTGCCCGTCTTGCCCAGCGCAAAGATGAACGGCGCCGAGCCGATCGCCGTAGCGCCCCGCAGGATCGACGCGTCGATTTGAGACGTGGCCCCGGAGGCGCTACCCACCGTCCCGTTGTACATGTGCCCGCTGGCTTCGACCACGACAACGTTCGCGGCGCTGCTGACAATGATCCCCTGCGACAAGCCTGTGGTTGCGTAGGTGTTGATCGCGACTGTCGTGGGCGAGCTGTCAACCTTGTAGTAACTGCGCACCTGATCGCCCGGCCGATGCACGCCAGGGCTCAACATCTGCGTCGTGATGTAGTTCGATGTCGTCCACGTGCCGGCAGTGACGCCCGAGGAATTCCATTCGAGGTAGCCAAGAATAATCAGCGCCTTGTTCGTGGTCGCTGTGCCCGTGTAGACAACGCCAGCAGTATCGGCACCGCCAGCACCGCCTTCGGCCGTGGTCGCTGCAATGATCCCTTCGTTCAGCGGGAACAAATTGGCGGTGTCCCAAAGATTGACGACACCGACGCGGAACGTGCCTGCGTCATTGATGCCAACCACCCACAGCCGAATGGCATTGGCCGACACGACGCCCAACGTCGAGCCCGACGACACCACCAGCGAATTCGCCGCAGTCAAGCTCAAGACGGTAGCAGTGCCAGTCGTCCCGGTCACATCGCGGAACACCGCCGTGACAGGGTCGCCCGCGCTCGGGTCAGCCCCGGCGTTGGTCTTAACTGCAATCGTCAGCGCACCGCCCGCAGCCGACACTGCAAGAGCACCGTTGATAAAAACCGGGTTCTGCCCATAGACCGGCGACACGCCCGCGGCCGTGGTCCACGTCAGCGCACTGCCGTTGCCGTTGCTCGTGAGGAACTGCCCCGAGGTGCCCGGCGTGCTCGGCAGGATCATCTGCCAATTGCCGGCGGCGGCTTGCGGCCGCATCGTCACCGCGCCCGACGTGTTACCGTTGAACAGGAGCTGCCCGGCGATCGAGCCCGAGGCGCCGAGCGACAGCGACGCCGACGCCGTGCTGCCCGAGAACTGCCCGAGCTGCAGCGCGCCGTCCGTGCCGCCTTGGATGTTGACGCGCGCCCCGCCGGAGCCCGCCCCCGAGGTCGGACGAAGCGCGAGCGTCGAGCCTACCGCCGAGCCGCCATAGACGATCGGCGAGGTCGTAGACGTAGCGAACGTGCCAACCGGCGCCACCACCGACGTGCTTGCCGTCATCGTGGTGTTCGAGTTGACACCACCAGTCGCGAACAGCGTCCCAGTGGTAATCGTGGGGACCGTCAGCGAGCCTGCGATCGACGGGGTCGACGTGAAGGTTGGGACACCGCCGGGCGAGGCCAGGATCATTCCGGTTGAGCCGGTCTTGGTCGTGATCGGGCTCGTGCCTGCACCGACAACAACGCCGTTGCTCGTGATCGTCGCAACGCCCGTGCCCCCATGCGCGACGTCAACGACGCCCGTAAGCGCGAGGGTCGTCGGCGTGCCGTAGCTCAACGCGAGCGGCGCCGTCGCCGTCAGGTTGGCCGACGTGATCGGACAAACCGCATAGGCCGGCGGGGTGCTCGGGCCAGTGCTGACCAAGCACAGCCCCGCGGTGCCCGGCGTCGCGGTGGTTGGGTTGAACGCCCAAGTAAGATCGTTCCCAACCCCGTTCGACTGCAGCACATAGCCGCTAGGCCCAGGCTGCAGCACCTGCCACGAGCCGTTGAGGCCGAAGGATGCCTTCATCGGAATGCCGCCGATTACAGGCGGGCGCACGATGTCAAAACCGAGCGTGTCAAGGAACTGCGACTGCGTGATTGGCGTCGGGTTGGCACTGCCACCAGTGACGTTGCCAAGCACCGTGTTCGTCGTCATGAACGGCAGCTTGAACTGCGACACCGACGACAGGTCGAACGTCCAGCTAGGCTGCGCGGTCGGGCCTTGCGACTGCAGGAGCTGCCCCACCTGCCCTCCCGGCACCGGAGCCCACCCGGACGGTCCACGATAGATCATGTCGCCGGGACTGGCGGCGAAGAACGTATTCTGCGCAGCGACTTCGAGCGGCGCGAGCGCCAACAATGCGGCGAGTAGAAATCGCTTCATGGCGATGCCCCAATGGCAGTTAGGTAGGTGTTCAGAATGTTGTAGAACGCCAGCTCTTTCCCTGTGAGCGAAGCGCCGATGGCCCCCGCTGCCTGCTGACGGATGGAGAAGTCAGCAGTCTGAGCACCCAAGAGACTACCTGTCCCGCTAGAGAGGGCGGCGGATGTAGATGCGACATCCGCTCCTACTTGAACGCCGTTGCGCCAACCACGCTGAATTGACGAAGAAGGTCGCTGTATTCCAATTAACCCGGTCCCGTCAGTATTCGCACGAGTGACAGAGGCGCTGCCTTCCACTGTTCCAACGAGATTGTCACTCGCATTGCGCGCAAAAATGCGGTAACCGCCAGCCGCGTTCCGCCCCATATCCGCGCTTGCGGATTGACCATCCGTGCGCGACCAAAACCACAACGAGCCGTCATTTTGTGTGATCTTTACGCCGTTGGTGCCCGGTGACCACGCAAAGTTTAAGCGAGACGTGGAACCATCACCCTGATACCCGCGGTCCACTGTAAACGTCGGCACGCCAACAGCGACCAACGTAAACGAGCCCGGCGTGATCCAATTGATCAACCCGTTCTGAGCCGCCTCTGCGGCGAGCACCCAAAAAACATCAAGGTCATCCCAAATGGTCGCGGCTTTGAGCGACACCACCATGTTGTTGATCAACACCTTGCGCGCTGATGACGGCGCGGGAGACATCGCGTTGAAGATCGCAATCGACGCCGGGTCGAACGAAGGCGTCACTCCTGTGGTTTTTAGAAAGCCCGAACTGTTGACTTGAAACGTCGTCGCCTGTCGATTGATCAGTGTTGGTGAAGTGAGGTTGTACAGCCCACCCCACAGCTCCGCAGGCGTCTGCGCCGGCAGTGAGCCGATCGCAACACCGAGCAGCAGCAAAAACGCGAGAACTGCCCTCTTCATGGTGTGGCCCCAACTGCGAGCATGTAGGTGTTCATGATATTGAAGAAAGCCAACTCTTCACCAGTGAGCGCCGCACACCACGCCCCCATGGCTTGCTGTCGTGCTGAAAACTGTGGAGACGCAACACCGTTCCCATTTACCCCCAACATCCACGCCGGATTGGTTGCAACCCCGCCGCTGTTGGTGACAACATTAACGCCTAGCTGAACCCCACTGCGCCAATATTTTTTTGTCGCGCTGTCAGGACGCGAGATGCCAAACATCCCCACCGACGTCGCGTTCGCCATAGTGGTGGCATTGCCGTCGTTGAGATTGCCGGAAAACACGTTCCCCGCGGTTCGAAGCGATGCGGCGTGTCCCAAAGCTCCATTCACGCCGATCTCGCGATTAGTAGTTGTGCTTTCGGTGCGCGACCACACCCACAGCGATGCGCTGTCTTGAACAAACTTCACGCCATTTGTGGAGGCTGTCCAAGTAGTGTCAATCCGTGAATTTACCCCATTACCCGTGTATCCTCGATCAACCACAAACGGCGGAGCTAGAGTTGGGACCAACGTAAACGCGCCGGGGCTTTTCCAATTTATCCTGGCATTCTGCGCAGCCTCCGCAGCCGTCACATACAAAAGATCACAGTCATCCCAAATGGTCGCGGCTTTGAGTGCAACCACCGTGCTGTTGATCAGAATTTTGCGCGCGTCGGAAGGAGCGGGAGAGAACGCATTGAAGATCGCCGTTGCCGCGGGGTCGAATGCCCCAATCGACGTCGTGCGAAGGAAGCCCGAGCTGTTGACTTGGAACGTCGTCGCCTGTCGATTGATCAGCGTCGGCGATGTGAGATTGTAGAGACCACCCCAAAGCTCGGCAGGCGTCTGCGCCGGCAGTGAGCCGATCGCGACACCGAGCAGCAGTAGGAATGCAAGAGCCGATCGCCTCACGGCGTGGCGACTTTCAGGTTGCCGTTGACGTCACACTGCAGCACCGACTGCTGGCGGTTCACCAGCACGGGCGGCGTCGAGTTGTAGATGCAGCCTGGGATCACGTTCGGGCTCGTCTGGTTCTGCCCGATAGCGGAGCCTACTGCAGCTGCAACCAACGCGCCGGCGACCATCCACAAGAACTGTTTCATTGCTGTAGCCCCTCAAGGTGACGTCGAAGATAATAGGAATTCGGGTTCCACGTCAAAGCGTTCTGAACCGATCTTATAGCAGGTTCTCGGGCTTCGGCTATCCCCAAGCCGGATGCGATGTATATCCACGTGTACGCGGGGAGCTGACGGAAGGCAGTCTTAACGGGGAAAACCGAGGCCGCTTGCTCGTATCCAGCTATCTTTTCCTCGATCGTTCCGGGCCAATTCACGGCCTTGTAGATTTCCCAATTCGCAAGCGCCCAACCACTCGCGTACAGGACGCCGATCGCGAAGAAGACGGCCAGCGGCAAGCCCCGCAACAAAGACCGTCCCCGGCATATACAGTGGGAACGCAAAGACGCCCATGCACGCGAAAGCGATAAGCACATAGCTCTCAGTACGAACAGGCCCAGCAAGACAACAAACGAGAAACCCAACCCACAGAAGCGCGCCAACAACACCAAGCTCGAAGGAGATTTGGAGGTAGTCATCGTGCGCGTACTCCATGAACGGGTAGGACCAGTCAGTTGATCCTACCCCATGGCCCAACCAGCCCAGGTGTCGGATCATATCGCCCCACAGCTCCATTCGCAGGTTCGCCGACGGCGCCCGACTTGTAGTCAACACGAACGCGCACAAGAGTAGCACCGCAGCTAGGACAACCATGCAGCCGTAGAACTTTGACCGCGCCCACGTCCAGCACGCGCCTACTACCGCCAACGCAACCAAGGGCGTGCGTGACAGAGTGTTCCCAGGAAACGCCAGCAGCGTAATCAACATTGGACTGCATGCGATCCTCCATTTCCAATTGAGCGTGAGCACACCAATGATCGCGAGCGCCGTCACTTCTGCCCCCGCGTTCTTGTTGTAGAACAGCCCAGCCGGCGGGATCGCCTCAGTGACCGGATGATAGCCAGCAACCTGCAAGGCTACAATCAACCCGTTTAGCGACAGTGCCAGCCCCAATCCTTTGTATATAGATTTCATTTCGCATGTAGGTAGCCAGCCGATCGAAAAGAACAGAACCAACCCCCACAGCACGAACAAGCCTTGTCCGAGCCCCGGCGTCCACAGCAGAGAACACGACGCCCAACATAAAAACAGGAGCCCCAGGACATCCCCAATTGTCCAGGGACGTGGGCGTGTCAGCATCAAAATCAAAGGCACTGCTATCGACAATATCGCCCATCGTGTCCCGGTGCCTCCGTCAGCAAACCAGCTGATGCACGCAATCGCCACCACGAATGCGAGGACTGGCATTACACGGCCTTAAGGCGCGGCATCACCCCCGGGTCCGAGAGCTGGTCGTGGTGGATTGAGCCGGGTGGTCCTTGGCCCCCCGTCGCTTGACCGGGCATGGCTCCCTGCCGAGGCGTTCCCGCAACTCCTGGGCCAGCCCCTCCAGGCATGCCAGGAGCACCCGGCACCATCCCGGGCTGTCCGCCGGGCGCGCCGTTAGGGGCAGCGCCAGCGCCCGGAGGTCCGCCGGCAGCGCCCATAATGGCCTGCTGCTGGGCTTGCATCGCGGCAGCTTCTTTTTGCGCTTTCTGCTGGACGTGCTGCATGATGTGCTGCTGGATTTTCTTCTTGTTCGGGATGCCACCTGTCGCTCCTTCTGCTGGTTGGAGTAGCGCCATGTGCGAGGTGATGTGCGCCATGTCGTCGTCCATCGGATGCACCGGCACCTCGAAGCCTTCGACTAGCAGCTGGTTCTCTTCGAACACCGGCACCGGCGCCATGTCAGCTGGCGACTTGAACACGAGCGGGGCGAGCTGCGGGCCAAACGCGCTCTCGACTGCGTTCTGAATGACCGGCACGAGGTCGATCTGGTAGCCGCCCATCTGCTGCGGCGGTATCCCACGAAGCACGTTCATCATCGCGATCTGCTGCTGAATTTGCTGCGCGTTCTTCGCCTGCTCGACACCGCTCCACGTGAACACATAGCGCTTGTCCATCTGGATCGGCGGGATTTCCTGCATGTTCGCACGCTGGCCCATCTGCCCGTAGCTGCGAACCGTCAGCTCGCGGTTGCGATACTGGTGGTCGAACTCGAGGAAAAGCGCCAGCAGCGGCGTCAAAATGCTCTCTTCCACGATCGTGACAGCGTCGGCCGTCGTCAGGATGTCCACCTGCTGCGACTGCGCGACTTCGGCTTGCGTGGGCTTCGCGCCACCAAGACGGCCCTGCTGACCTTGGGCGATCGCAGCTGGCGACACCGACAGCGTCTGCTGAACTTCGGCCTTACACGCCGACACCATCTCGAACCCGTGCTGCCACAGCTGCGGAAACTCGGCGAACTGCGTCGTGCGCGGGTCGCACTCCCACACGGCCGCGAGCGATAGCACCATCGAACCAATCCGCGGGTTCGTGGTGGGGTCGGTCATGATGATTGGCATCAGAGCGTAGGCCGCGCTGTCCCACGCCTCGTTAACGGCGTCATTAGCAGCGTACTGCATAGTCGCGCAGGGCTTGATCATGCTGACGCCCTTGAACGCGCCTTGGATTTTGTTCACCGGCGCGCTCAAAATTGGCACCTTGTCGCTCCACAGCGGATTGCGCTGCGCGCCAAGGATGTTCTCTTCGCCACCGTAGAACGCGCGGATCAGGCGCCACTCGCCGGCGACTTCAATGCGCGTGAAAGTCTCGTACACCTGCGCATAGGTCGGCCCATTGAGGTCCGGCCGCATGATCCCGGCGTCATCCACCATCTTTGCAGGCTTGTTGACATCCTCGGGGCGCATCGCCGACATGCTCGCGATGCCCCGGAGCAAGTCGCGGCCCATGGATTTCTTAATCCAACCTTCGCGCATCATCCGGCGCACATCGCCCTTGCCCCAGCGACGGATCAGGGTCACCGAACCGCCCGAGCTGATCGCCTCTTCGAGACTGTCGGACGTCTGCGGCAGCACCAACAGGTCACTGTCGGCGACCACTTCCACGAGCGGGAAGCCTTCCTTGATTTCCTCTTCGTTGATGGTCTGAACCGGCTCCATCGCCATGTTTGGGGCGTCGCCCTCTTCATCCTCGGGCGTCTCTTCCGAGCGCCACACCACGTTGCGCTTAGTCTCCGACCACGAGACGTAGAGGTTGTATTGCCCCTCGACGTCACCGTTCACCATCAGCGGCGGCATGACCTTGGTGCGCAGCTTCGCCTTGCGAATGTAGTGCTCCAACAGCGCCGTGACCCCGTCCGGCTGCGTCCCGTCATCCGACGTGACTTCGATGTGCCGGCCCGAGCGCGGGAATATCTGGTTAACGTAGCGGGTTTTGCGCGCGTTGACGGCATTGTGGACGATCGGCACGTAGATTTGCGACGTGCCCGAATAGAACTGCTGGGACGTGAGATTGCAGTTATAGATGTCCCAATAGTCGAGCTGGTCATTCGAGCGCTTGATCTGGTCGCGGAAGCCCTGTTCGACGTCGTGGAAGATGTCCAGCAGCTGATCCTTCACGCCTGCGGCGCCGGAGATGTCGGCCTTGCGATCGCTGACCTTCTTTTCCGATTTCGGGTCAAGCTCGACGTCGTCGTCTTCCTCGTCGTCTTCCTCGCGCTCAGTCGCTGGTTTCTTAGCCACGTGCAAACTCCCCGTGCAGCCGTTCAGCAGCTGCGCGACGCGCTGCCACTGCGGCATCCTTGTCAGCAAAGTACCCTAAAAAGTAGCGTTGTCCACGGGCTACCACGATCGCTGACCATTTACCATAGTTTGGATACCACGCGACGCCTTTGACACCTGATGAACAGTCGCGCCGCGGCAGACGGTTTTGTCTGTTTTGCGCGTGCGTCGCGGCGCGCAAATTCGTCCAAACGTTGTTGCTTTTGCTCAAATCGCGGTGGTCCACTTCGGCCGGCAGGGCGCCAGTCATATAGAACCATGCGAGCCGGTGCGCTTGATACATGCGCCCCAACAATTTGATTTCTATGTAGCCCTTATGGTGCAGTGACCCCGCTTGCGTGCCAACCGCCCGGCGATCTAGCCGCACAAAATCGCCACTTTCAGGATGGTAGTACAGCAACGCTTTCAATTCATCTTGGGTCATCGTGGCCTCTGCACAAGCGCTGAAATATAACGTCTCCCGTCTGCCGTCACCTGATAGTTGATGCTGTCATCCCGCGCTGCGGACACTGCCTGTAGCATACCTGCAAATTGCTCTAAACCCTCAACCAGCACCCGATATTCGTTTTCGACGGGAAACTCGGTAACAACCCCGTGCTTGCTGACTTCCTTGCAGAACCCCGCGGCGAACGCGTTCAGCGTCCACTTCGCATCCAGGCTCACACGGAGCGCGGGGTAGCCTTTGGCGTTGCGCCCAAGGACACCGCGTATTTCCTCGCGCCCGATAAGCTCGGAAGTCCCCTTGCGCAAGTCAACGGGAATACGGCGCGCAGCCGCTCGAAGTCCGAGAGTGTCATGGTCACGGAAATGGTCTGGTCCAGCGACGACACGAATTTTTCCACCGGCTTCTGCTCCGGCGCTTGCGAGAATGTCTGCAAGGTTGGCCCCTGCGTCGCCTTCGCGCACCCAATCTCTAAGGACATGCAGGCCTCCATTGATGATTTGAACTAGAACTGCGGTGGTGAAGATGTTGTTCGTGTTGACAGCGAGATACACCGGCTCCCTACCCACTCGGTGCAGCTCATCTGCGACGTTGGCGTAAGAGAAATCGTCATAGATAGGGGCGCCAGGGCGTAGCAGCAGAGCAAAAGCCAGAGCATTAGGCACGTCAATTCGACCAGTCGGAAAACCCAAAAATTGCTCCCTCGCATCCGGCAGGTCTTTCGCGAAAATGACTTCTCGGGCCTTAAAGAATGGCTGCAGGCCTTTGATGAAGTCAAGTTTCGACTTCGGAGCACGAAGAGGGCGGATGGGTATCGCGTAGGAGCGGCGCAGCTGTTCCTGTCGTAGCGGCTGCAAGATGAACTCTTCCAACCCATCGCGCTCAACCCCGATCGTGACCGGCCCGAACGCCTCATCCACTCGAAATATGTCGGAAATAATCTCGTCGGGCTTCCACATGCCCGCGTAGGCGTCCCACACGATCAGCCGGTTGTTGATCCAGCTCCAAATCGCCACGCCGGTGCTAGCGCTGCCCTTGTTCACGGTGCGCGCGGGGTCGTACATCGCATAGACCGCCTCCCACACGCGCACGGTAGGCTCTACGCGAAACATTTCCGCAGTGAACGGCTTCTGCGTCAGGTCTTCCGCCCGGCACATGAACTCCTGCTCGAAGTTGTCATGCAAGCCCAGGCGCTGATACACGCGCCGTTCTTCTGCGATCCACGCAACGGGGAAGCGCGAGGGCCACGACGCCACGGGCTCACCAGTCTCTGCGCTGACATGCTCGATCGGATAGGTCTGCACCTGCCAATTCGGCTGCAGCGACAGTTGCTCGATCACGCTCTTGGGGTGCAGCGGCGTGCCGTTGATGCGCACGGTCGCGCTCGGGTCAAGCGCGGGTATCACCACGCTCATGAGCCAGCGCATGCACTTCGCTATCGCCTCTTCGGTCGCGACACTCTCTTCGTTTTCGATGTCGTCGCCGAACGCGCGGTCTGGCCTGAAATCCAAATGCTTACTTCCACGTAGGGATTGCCCACGACCGAAGGCCTGAATGATGACACCGTTCGCGAGGATGATCTTAGTTTCAGTCCACGTAGACCCAACCATGTTCCCAAAAAGCTGCTCGATAATTGGGTTCGTCTCGAATTCGTGTTTAATGGCACGTAGACGCTCAATCGCTCTTTCGACAGTCTCGCCAAGAATGATGCCGTTCCGGAATTGTCGAAACAATGCCTGAACGCAGATTGCCTCTTCGGCGATCGTGCTCTTGGCCGCGCCGCGGAACGCTTTGATGAGGACACGAGGGTGCTCCGAATGCCATGCTTCAATTATCTTTGCGTGAAAGGCAGGGCTTTCATTGGGGTGCCGGTGCGCAAACAGAACCTTGTGCGCTACCCACGGATCAGAACCTAGCTCAATGATCGCTTCCTTGACATCGTTCATGGGCAATGAAACTCCCCGAACAGCTCGCGCGCCTTCGCACAGTAGACTGCGTGTGCCTCTTCGGGAGTATCGTAAAGGCCCAGGTTCATTTGCTTGTAATTGTAGCAGATAAGCGCAGCCCATCGATCTTTGTGCGGGTGCACGCCGCGGAAGCCGCTTTTGTTGCGCGCAGGCATGTTGGCAAGCTGCTGCTGCCGGGTTGCCAATCGCAAATTATTCCAACGACAATTTTGGCGATCACGGTCTTTGTGGTCGACTTCGTGCGGGGGCCACTTCCCTGTCATATAGAACCACGCCCAGCGTTGCTCAGTCGTGCGCTTTCCTCGCACAGTGAGGTAGCGATACCCGGCGGCTTCGTTCCATGAGCCCGCGCGAGCACCCGCTTCAACCAAGTTCGAAGGCTTCACAAGCCAAATAAAAATCCCCGTGAGGGGATCGTAGTGCAGCAACTTTTTCAATTCGCTAGTGGACAATTTTGAGGATGGCATTGACCAAGAACCCGGCTAAACCGCCCGCGACTGTGAGCGTTGTGTAAAACACTATAGCACCTGCCTGGATGCGGGCAAGCTCTTTCTCAACACGATGGAGGTCCTTCATAGCGGTGTCCACCACCTTCCAGAGTTCTTCGCGTTTGCGGTCGGCAGTCTGCACCCCCGACCGCAAGTCTGCCAGCTGTTCTTGCTTCAGGTCGCGGATTTCGTTCTCCACAAACCGCCGCTGTTCCTTGATCTGATCTTCGATCCCGAGCTGCCGGGCCTCGATTGCTGCGATCCCCACGATCGTCGCATCGGCCTTCTGGATCAGCCGTTCGGCCTTGCTGTTGAGGTCTTTGCGCGACGCCGCCGCGTCACGTTCGTACTCGTCAGTCGACACAATGCGGCCTCCCCCGATGGGTTAACGATAGTCGCAACCTATGGGGGTCACCAAGATTTGTCTATAGCCGTCAGAGAGCTACAGCGCGGAGCTGCTATTTTGCTTGCTCCAGCACCCGCCGCACGATCCACCCGATGCAGTGGCAATAAATCTCGTCGTTGCCCGCGTTGATTGGAATGCCGAGTTGCGAGACGAGAATGAACCGCGTCGCGTGCGCGGCTTCATGCGCGAGCGCGCCGTGTTCTATCGGGCTCCGCGGTTTGCGCGGCAGCCAGATAATCGGGTTGTAGCCGGTGCGCATCAGCGTGAGCCCAGCAGGCTCGACAAAGTCGTGCTCGGCATCGGGCCAGTCCAGCATCCAACGCCCGACAGTGAGCAAGTGTTCTCGCGGCCCGATAAGAACCCGCACGTCCCAGCCGAACGGCTGCAGCGGGATGTCGATAAGCTGAAAGAGTTTTAGCTCGCGCGGGGGCCTAGAATTGGCCTTTGATATTTTGCGCGAAGAACGAACCGGGCGACGACGCTGTTTCGAGCCCTTCGGCGAGCGCTTGCGGGACGCCATTGAACGGGTAAGTCCTTCCGGATTTGAACCTGACTTCGAGCACCTGCGTCTCGGGGTCGTAGCGCATCGCGTCAAGGTTCGAGCTTGAGAGCTGTTGCCAGTTGAGCGGGTCGCCGGCCATCAGCCACCTTGCTCGTGACTATCGAAGGCGGCGGCACGCACGGCGGCGTCCTTCGCTTCGAGTAGTTTGCGTAAGGCGACGGTGCGCTCCGCGGATCGCGGCAAGTCCAAGATCACGGCGAGCGCCGTCGCGTGGAATAGCTTGCTCACGTCCTGCAGCGGGCCGGGCAGGTGCGAGTACGTGAAGTACCGCAGCATGGGCTCGCCGGTAGGTTCGGGCTGGGGAATGTCGTTTGCCAAAGTTCTCTCCACCAAGAGAAAAAACCAGGAGCTTGCGGCGGTGTCGGGGAGTGTGGTCGGGGGGACCAAAGACGGTGCTGCAAGCTCCTGCTAGTTATCGGCTGGCCGTCGCCAAGACATACCAACCGAGGGAGGCGCCCAAACAGAGGAACCGAACTAGCAACCGAGTGACTTGTAGTGACCAGAGGACGCTCGATGTCACGTTCGTTCCACCATTGGAACGGTCAACAGCCAACCACAGGTCTGCACCGCTGTCAAGCGTCCCACCCGGGATGCCACTCCGGGGGCTCGCACTTGTCGACTTGCGACAGCGCGCAGGCGGCTCGATAGAGGTTCAGCGCATTCGCGCTTGTCGCGATTGTCTCGACGCGGCCATCAATCGTCCCGGTCAACGAGTTGAGCGAGCTGACCACCCGCTGCAGCTCATACGTCGTCCGCTGCACGATCTTGTAGCTGGTCTGCACTGCACCTGCCTGCACGCGCCCCCGCAGCATCTCGTCAAACGCCGAATTCCCAACCATGTGTCTCTCCCGGTACTGCCCAAGCTCTCTCGGCCATCTGTCCTGCATAGCTCGCTCGGTTGGGAAAGTCAAACCGCTGCGTGTGAGCGCGGGGCGTATGGGGTAATAGGTATAAAGGTTAAAGGGTAATGGTGTAGTAGGTTACATGTAATGGTGGGGGGTTATAAGGTTAAAGGGTAATGGAATAAAGCATGCTTTTGGGAAGG